ATATGCATTACATAACTAATAATCAAAAAAATGATTTAAATTTTATACAAACGAACACTTATGAATATATCTAATTACTACTGGTATTTTAAATCTGCAATACCGCCAAAAATTTGTGATGATATTATTAAATATGGTTTATCTAAAAAATCTTCATTAGCAAGAACAGGGGGCTATGTTAATAAAAAACTTACTAAAAATGATGTTAAAGATATTAAAAAAAAAAGAAACTCAGATTTAGTTTGGTTAAATGATTCTTGGATTTATAAAGAAATACATCCATACGTACATCAAGCTAACAGAAATGCAGGTTGGAATTTTGAATGGGATTTTTCTGAATCTTGTCAATTTACTAAATATAAATTAAATCAATATTATGATTGGCACTGTGACAGTTGGGAAAAACCTTATCATGAACCCAGTGATTTTAATAAACACAATAAAATTAGAAAACTATCTATGACTTGTCAGTTAACAGATGGTTCAGAATATGAAGGTGGGGAGTTGGAATTTGATTTTAGAAACTACGATCCGCATACAAGGGATGAAATTTTTCATGTAAGAAAAGCAATAGAAATATTACCAAAAGGTTCTATTGTCGTGTTCCCTTCATTTGTTTGGCACAGAGTTAAACCAGTAACTGCTGGTACAAGATATAGTCTTGTTGTTTGGCATTTAGGGAAACCTTTTAAATAGTATGTTTATTTACGAAAAAAATATTAATAAAAAAATATGTAAAGATTTAATTCTGTTGTATGAAAATTCAGATAAAAAAGAATACATTAATGAGAAAGATGTTAAAATGACACAAGGTGTTTTTCATATAAGTAATCCTAATTTATCTGATTACTTAAAAGTATTAAATAAATTAATAAAACAATATATTAAAAAATATAAACACATTAATTATGGCCAACAACCTTGGACTATATACCCTAATATTAAAATTCAAAAATATAAACCTAATGAAAATTATGGAGGATGGCATTCTGAGTCTACAGGATATAGAGGAAACAATAATAGGTTGCTAGTTTTTTCTACTTTTTTAAATACTATAGACCAAGGGGGAGAAACAGAATTTTTTTATCAAAAACAAAAAATAAAAGCAGAAGAAAGTAAAACAATTTTATTTCCTTCTTTTTGGACACACACTCATAGGGGAAATAAAACAAAAGAAACTAAGTATATAATAACAGGGTGGTGCACCTATATACCTTAAATATGTTTAAAGAAATAAATAATTTTTTACCAAATAATTTTTTATCGGATATACTTACCAATAGTTTTCCTTGGTATATAACAGAAACTACAAAAATTAAAGGTAAAGCAGGTAAACCTTATTTTTTTCATCTGCTGTATTTTAACGAACCTAACAGTAATTATTATGAAAAAATTATGCCAAAATTTATTGAAAAATTAAAGATAAAAAAATTAATTAGAGCTAAATTAAACTTGTATCCAAGAACATTTAACATAGAAGAACATAACTATCATGTTGATTTTAAATACCCACATAAAACTGCTCTTTATTATGTTAATACAAATAATGGTTTTACTATATTTAAAAACCCTTATAAAAAAATAAGTTCTAAAAAAAATAAAATAATTTTATTTGACGAATTAAGTGAACATAAAAGTACTAGTTGTACTAACAAAGATTTTAGAATTACTTTAAATATAAACTATGAGTTTTAAAAAAAATAAATACGTAATTATAAAACAAGCAATAGATAAAGATTTAGCTTTGTTCTTGTACAATTACTTTCATATGAAAAGACAAGTATTAGATACTTGCCGCAATGCTAGATATATTTCACCTTATGAAACATTATTAGGTGAGTATGAAGGGGCTAACAGTCAGATACCACACACCTATTCAAGCTATTCTGATATAGCAATGGAGACTTTAATGTTGAAGTGTCAACCTATTATGGAAAAGACTACAGGATTAAAACTATATCCAGCTTATACTTATGCAAGAATTTATAAAAAAGGTGATATTCTTAAAAGACATAAAGATAGATTTAGCTGTGAGATATCTACTACTATGAATCTTGCTGGTGATGACTGGCCAATATATTTAGAGCCATCTGGAGAAGTAGGTAAAAAAGGAATTAAGGTAGATCTTAAACAAGGAGATATGCTAGTTTATTCTGGCTGCGAGCTAGAACATTGGCGAAATAAGTTTAGAGGTAAGGAATGCGTTCAAGTATTTCTTCATTATAACAACCGTAAAACACCTGGAGCGAAAGATAATATGTTTGACAAGCGTCCACATTTAGGTCTTCCTTCTTGGTTTAAACGATGATATAATCTTTAGATGGAGGCAGGGCACCACCACATACCCCCTGCTTCCTTTTAAGGATTATTTATGAGTTTAGGATTTGACGCAATATCAGCATTACCATTTGCCGCTTCAGGCAATGAAGGTAATGTAATTATTAATGTTACTGGAAATGCATTAACTTTATCTCTAGGAGCTTCTACAGCTACTGGTCAAGCAGCCAATGTAATTATAGGTTCAGATCCATTAACTTTAGCTAGTGGACTAGTTACACTTACAGCTGATGCTAATGTTAATATTACAGCATCTCCTTTAACTTTAAATTCTGCTTTAGTTACACCTAGTGGAGCAGGAAATATTAGCATAAGTGGAATGCCTTTGACTTTAAAGGCTAGCAGTGTTACAATAACAGGTAGTGCGAATATAGATGTGAGTCCTAATCAATTGACTATCTCATCTAATGAATCAGGGGTAATTACTTGGAACCCAATCATTCCAGGTGCAAACAATGTTTGGAAAGAAATAGAACCTTATTAAATTATGGCATCATCATATTCATCAGATTTACAATTAGAACTCGTAACAACCGGAGAAAAAGCTGGTCTATGGGGTACAATTACAAATAACAATTTACAAATTTTAGAATTATCAGCTAGTGGTTATTATACAGTAAGTATAGCTGCAGCAGATTTAGCATTAGCTTTAGATAATGGTTCTGCATTAGGAGATACTACTGCAACTGGTAAAAACTTAATGATAGAAGTTACTGGTACTTTAGCAGCTAGTAGAGTTATTACTATGCCAACAGGTGCTGAAAGAATATTTATAGTTAAAGATAGTACAACAAGATCAAACTCTAATTATACTATTGGTGTACAAAATGTAGGTGGATCGGGGAGCGGGATTGTTCCTGTACCTGTCGGATCTACATGTGTATTTTATACAGATGGTACTACTGCAAATTCTATGAAACTTGCAGGGATTTTAAAACAAGGAAATGTACAAGTTCAAACAGGAACTAACACTCCTTACACTGCAGTTAATGGTGATGTAGTATTTGGTGAAACATCTAATGGTGGTGGAGGTACAATTCAAGTTACTTTACCATTGTCACCAAGTGCAGGCGATACAGTAACTGTAATGGATGCATCATTAAGTGGAGGATTTGCTTCTAACAATTGTACTATATCTAGAAACAGTCAACCTATTCAAGGTTTAACTTCTGATCTTGTTTTAAATACAAATAATCAAGCAGTAACTTTAGTTTATACAAACGCAACTAAAGGTTGGCAAAAACAATCAACGAATTCATAGGAGCAATTAGATGCTCACTCAAGTAAAGTTTGCTCCCGGAATAGACAAACAAGACACTAGTGTTGGAGCGTCAGGTCGTTGGGTTGATTCAGACTTAGCTAGATTTAGATATGGACTACCAGAAAAAATAGGTGGTTGGTCTTCTTTACTTACTGATACTATTGTAGGTGTAGCTAGAAAACAACATTCGTTTGTTGATAAAGACGGTAATAGATATGTTTCTATTGGTACCGACAAATTTTTACTTATATATTTTGAAGGACAACTTTTTGATATTACTCCTGTAAAATCTACAATTTCAAGTGTTGTAATGTCTGCAACAGATGCATCACAAGAAGTTACATTAACTTTTTCTTCAGCACATAATTTAGAATCAGGAGATATTATTTTACTAGATAATGTAACCGTACCTGTTGGTATTGGTTTAACTGATGCTGCTTTTGAAGATAAATTATTTCAAGTAACTAGAGTAACAAGTGATTTAGTTGCAATTATTACAGGTACACAAACTACAACAGGTGCTGCTGGAGGTGGAGCATGTGATGTAATTCCTTACGAACGTGTTGGTCCCGCTGCACAATCTTATGGATATGGTTATGGTGTTAGTCCATATGGTGGTACTGTACAAGGAGCAGCTACAACTACTTTAAATGGTGGATTAGATGCCGACACTGCAGGTACTGGTGGAGTAGGAACTACAATTAATGTTACATCAAATGCATCTTTTCCTACAGCAGGAACTATTGCGGTTGGAACTGAATTAATAAGTTATACAGGAAAAGGCACAAACACTTTAACAGGTATTACTAGAGGTGTAAAAGGAACGGCAGTTGCAGGAACTACAGGACAAGCTCACACTACAGGTGCAACAGTTACAAATGCTACAGATTTTTCTGGATGGGGTGATGCGGTAGATGCAGGTACTATTATTTTAGAACCTGGACTTTGGTCTTTAAGTAATTTTAGTGACACACTAGTTGCAACTATTGCAAATGGTAAAACTTTTACATGGGATTCTTCTATTGCTGCAAGATTATCAACAAGAGCATCAACTACAACATCAGGATTTCAAACTACTAATAATCCAACAGCTACAAGAATAACTCTTATATCACCAACAACACGTCACTTAATTCATCTTGGAACCGAAACAACTATTGGTGAT